CGGCTGCTACTAACTCTTGAACATCGTCAAGATTCATCTTCCATTCCTCTGCAAGGTCACGACCACGAACAAAGTTCATAGTGAACGTTGTCAATGCTGCCACTCCCATGCGAGAAATCTCCCAGAACTCTTTTGACAGAGGTCCTTTGCGCTCATCCTCATGAGCCTTTTTAATCATGCGAACAAACGTTGGTGGTGCTGTCAAAATTTGTACTCCTTGGTTTTCACCACTAAGAACAAGAACATTGAAAGCAAACTTGCCACGAGGCTTGTCACCTAAGACATCGCACAGTGGACAAGAGTCTCCGAGACAAACAAAGGACTTCTTACCCTTTGGGCGTTCAATCCAGTGTTGTTCGTATACAGCGAATGGTTGATCTTGTAAAAACTTTACAAGAACAGGTTCTTCAGAGAATTTAAAATCAGTTGGAAAATCTGATCCCTCTGATCGAATTAAAGTGTCGAATGCATCCCAGCCTTCTTGAACTGTGGTGCCGACTTTTGGTTGTGTATCTTCACTATCTACATCTAGATAGTCTTCTGCTTGTTGTGTTGGTTTTGCTATAGGCATTATTTGGTCTTTTCGGTAGTTGGGTTAATTGGGCAATTTGGCTAGAAACCTATCTTGTATCACTGTACAAGTTAATAAATTACTGGCTCTCGGTATTAGTTATTTCTTTCCAACGCTTTACGAGTGCGTCAGTAAGATCATCGTGTTGATTCCATTCAACACGGGCTGATCCTAACAGACCTCGACGAGAAAATTCGTCAACGGCTGACTCTATGAGTTCTCTGGTATACACCCGATTTCCTCCAGTCTTTTTCCCTGCAAGGGTTTTAGATCGAAGTCGATACGGAGCACGTGGTATGTATCCCTTACGTTCCCATAAGCGGATAGTGACAATTGTTTTCTCTAGTGCAAGTGCTAATGCACCAATAGTGAATACCTCTGTCTCTGTTCCACCTAATGTTTTAATGATTGGATTTGAATCCCAACCATTACTTTCTCCCGCCTTACGACGAGAAACCTTTGGGTCTTCTTCACGGCGTTTACGTTTAGAGCCAGGGATGTATTCGAGATCAGCAAAGGCTTTCTCGATTTCATCATCGCTTCTTAAACCAGCCATGTGTTACTTCTTATTCATCACTAATGCCCACACAATTTTCTGTGGGTACATTTCTTCGATCTCTTCTTCAGTTAACTTACCTTCATACAAGGCAGCCATCAAAGCGTCTTCGTCAACAACCCGAATAGTTTTGTAGAGTTCATCTTCTAATCCTTTATCAGAGATAATCTGTTCTGCAACACCTTCTTCAATTTTACGTGTTACACGGCGTTGTTTTTGAAACATACGGACGCCTTCAATTTCGGCAGGAAATTCAACAAATAGATTTCCGCTTCCATCTACTTCGCCATTCTCGTCTATGTGAGCAAAGATCTTTTCTTTAAGAGACTTTAATTCTGATTCAAAGAAATCAACTTGCTTCTTTACAAAGATATATTGACGAGCCTGTCCACCAAAGTCATCTGTACCAGATACTCGTGGTTGTTCGTCTTTTATTCTTGCCATTTTTTACCCCCTATGGTCTGGCTTTCTGTAGAAACCCTATCAGAGATCCTACAGTTAGATCGACGCCACCTTTGGCGTTAATCCCTGCTCCGTCTAGCACAGCATCTGCTACGGCGTTCTTCTGTTGGAGCATATCATGCTGGCGTTCTTCGAGCGAATTCTCGGTTATCATATCTTGAATAGTGATACTAGGCCAACGGCTAGAGGCTCTCTTGATACGCCCGTTTCTTTGAACCGAAAGGCCAGCAGACCAGGGAAGATCATAGTTCACTAGTAAGTTTGCTATTGGTAGGTCTACCCCGTATCCACCTGCATCTGAGGATATAAACACACGGCACTCTGGGTCTGTTAGGAACTTCTCTTTACTTGCTTCCTTCTCTTTAGAGTTCATATATCCCGTATAAAGAGTTCCGCCAATAACTTCCTGGATTTTCTTTAACATGCCGACATAAGATGTAAAGATAACAACCTTTGCTTCTGGGTCTGTATCTAGGTGATCTTTTACATAAGACTTTAACTCTTCTAGTTTGTGGGATTTAATTACGCCGTCTAGTAAACCTCTAAACTTTAGGCTACTGCAATAGGCGCTTCCTTCCCCATCTTCTTTATCAAACTTATCTGCACTCTCTTGAAGTAGTAGTGGGTGATCGCACAACATTCTTAACGCAGTTATCTTGCTCATTATGGAACCACGTAACGCATCTGCTGGTCCACCGTGTTGTTGGTCGTGTCCATAATGTGCGGTCAAAGAAAAGTTGGCACCAAGTAACTGTTGGGCCTCGTAAAGTTCTTGCGCTAGTTCGTCGGCAACAGTGTTGTATAGGGCTGAAGTTTTTGAGTCTAATGACACTAATAATGGATCACGATAAATGGTGTCTGGAAGATAAGGCGCTACATCGGGGTCTGTTTGTACTTTTCTAACTGCTGCTTGTTGCATTTTCTCATGAAAAATTGGAAGGTTTCGGTAACGCTGAACCCCGCCAAAGTGATTACGAACTATAAAGGTTTGGTCAAACAAATCAAATCTTCCAAGTAACTTTGGATCTACAAATTGCATAATGCTATACAACTCTTCTGGTCTACCATTTTCAATAGGGGTACCAGTAAGAGCAAACCTAATCGGAACATCGGAGGCAAGTTTTTTTACTGCTTTTGACCGCTTTGATCTAAACCCTTTAATTGCTGTTGCTTCATCACAAATTATTGCGCCCCACTCAATTGACTCTATGATGTCCCAGTCATTGACTACGGACTCATAGTTACATATGACATAGTCACTGCTGGAACCGCGGTCGTATTGCAAAGTTCTTGTAGATTTACTGCCGTCGATAACAGAGGTGGTTGCATTAGAAAACTTCTGTATCTCTTTTTCCCATTGATATTTAAGACTAGATAAAGCAATTACAAGTACAGGTTTTGTAATCTCCCCTAACTCCCTAAGTCTTTCAATGGCAGCAATAGTCATACAGGTTTTGCCAAGACCCATCTCATAGGCAACAAGCATCTGTTTACGAGCAACCATTTTGTCTACGGCCTCTGGTTGATAAGGTTTTAATGTGCCTTTAAACATTGTCTATTGGAGTTGGAGCAGTTGCTAGAGAACCACATAGGGCGCACTCCATGTCTAGCATGTACAGAGAGATCTCTCCATCTTCAAACATTGCTTTTACATTCCACAAGGTGGAACCACATACACATACTTCTAATGGTCTTTCTTTGTCTCTTAAGTCCATCATAAGTACGCTTCGTCTAATGAGAGAACGTGTTTGGCAGTTGCAAGACCGTGAGTTACTTGAGCAGGAGTCATGTCTCCGACATCCTTAACGTCAACCCCATCGTAGTTAAAGAACAGAAGATCAATTCCATACTTACGAGAATAGTCTTTTATCTGTGCATTTGCTTTTTTTCCTGCATCGTCATTATCAAATGCGGCTAATACCCTCTTTGAACGACGCATAAGTTTTACTTGATCTTCACTGATTATGGCGCCATAGGTAGAAATTGCTCCAGTACGACCTAATGAGGCTAACCTGACTACGTCTAATGGGGACTCTACAACTATAAGTAAATCTGGATCCAGGTTCTCTACATTAAATACTGTTCGTGACTTCTTTACTCCTGCAGGTTGATTCTTAAAGAATCTGCCTTTTGCGCCCTTCTCTTGCCATCCTAAAAGTGTGTAGTTATCGGGATCACGAATTGGAAGTATCCAAGCCGCATTCTTAGCATCCCAGCGAACACCGCAAGCATCTACGGCTTCTCGTGTTAAGAATCTTTTCTTTAACTCAATGTCTGGTGCATCGGTATAAACAGCAAGGCGTGCCTCACTCATAGTGATTGGTTCAGAGGGCTGTACATATTGAGGTAAATCTTGAAAACGCTTCATAAGACCATCTAAGGGGGCATTCCCTTTATCTTTAATAAACGCCTTTGCGCCATTTAAGTTGGTTCCTGTTAGGTCTTTAACAAGGGTGTAGATGTTTCCCTTGTAACCGCAAGAAAAACATATGTGAGCACCAGTCTCTTTGTTTATCCACCAAGAGGGGTTGTGGTCTTCTTTACCAGTTCTCTCTTTGTGCATTGGACACAGACCCTGTACTTCATCACCTCTTTGAGAGTAAAGAGTAAGATCTAAAGAAAGAAGAACTTTCTCGACATCTATCATTGTCTATTCCAATCAGCGCAATACTTGCACTTCAAAGCGTCATCTTCATCGTGGAAGCAACCAGTTTCCCACTTCCAAGTAAGCGCAACTTCACTTGGGCCACTGTTACGGCTTGCAACAATCTTCAATAGTCTGATGTCTTCGTCTTCTTCTACTGGCTCTAAACCAAGGATTACATCTGAGTCTTGGAAGAAAGAAGATGAGTAACCAATAGAGTCAGCAGTAACTTTTCCTGCTCGCATCTTCCATAGCAAGGTCTGAGTAGTAATGATGATTGGTTTGTCTATCTTCTGGGCTAAACGTTTTAGGGCACGAGTTATGTTAGTAATTGCTTGTGGAGTATTCATCTCTCCAGTAATTTCATCTAGCATCAAGTACACACCATCAACAAAAACTATGTTTGGTTTTGTATTCTCAATCTTTGCTGCCAATGCTGAAACGGTAATTCCGTTTACTGCATCAACTAGGTGGAAGGAGTGTTCTTTCTCCATCTCGTTTAACACATCGACATAACGATCGTTTTCTGCTGGAAGTAACTTTCCTCTACGTAGTCGCCCGTGAGATACGTGTGCTCTCATAGAGTCGTGGCGTTGTTGTTGCTCGTGGTTATTCATTTCAAAAGACTGAAACATTGGAATATAACCTTGTTGGTGAACGTTAATAGCAATCTTCAACGCAATCTGAGATTTACCAGTCTTTGGTGGAGCAATGATTGTTACCAGTTGTCCGCCTTGTAAACCAGCAGTTGCTTCGTCAATCTTTGCAAAGCCAGTAGGTATTCCTAAGAACTCTTCGTTCTGTAACGCTTGATAGTCTTTGTAACGTTGCTCTGTATTTTTAGTAAGGTCGATCTCGTGAGTTCCGAGAACACCTTGTTCGTTAACTTTGGTAACCGTTGCTTCCATTGCAAGCAATGCTGCATCGTGGTTATTGTCCTGCAACATTTCAATTGCAGTTTCAAGTCCTTGTCGAGTTAATAACCTACGACGAAAGTCGACCATAGTGTCAAGTAAGTATTCGACATTATCTTGTACATCTAAAACTTTATAGTTTGGGTAATGATCCTTAACAGTTACTGCAGTTGGAACTTCGCTGTATTCACTGTAATGCTTACGGACAAACGCCCACACTTTTCGGTTGTCATCATCTAGAAACCAAGCATCAGTTACTCCACGAGTTAACGCAGGAGTTATCTCTCTGTCTCGTATTACCTTACTAACTAAACGATGTTCGTTGTCCGCCGCCACATTGCCCCCTCTTACAGATTATCTATCTCTACCCCTGCTGATCCATACATCGCAACTCTCCAAGGAGCGTCTATAACGCCACGAAGATTAGCACGATATGGAAGTTTCCTAACTAACTCTCCTGGTCCCTGATAAAGGTGCCAGTAGTTGAAAGGGTTTACTACTTCTCTTTCTAGTTTATCAAATGCTTTTTCTAACAGTTCTTCAGTCCAACCAAGTTCGGCATATCCAGCAAGTTCTAATGAAATTCCGTAGTTGTTGGACAGGAGCCATAACTTATTAGCATTCACTAAATTTATCTCGCCAAGTTTTACTTCAACTTTTTTAGACAGTAACTTCTTAGTTTCCTCCTCGACTAAGTTGATTACTACATCTGTTACACAGATTACTTGTGGAGAGGAGACGTTTGAAATGTCCCCGTTTTTCATAGTACCTCGACTTTAGCATACCTAACTACAAAGTCACGAAACTTCTTAGGGTCATCACTTGCTTTCAAAGCAAGATCTTCTGAAACCTCATTAGGAACCAGTATTGAATAATGTCCCTTGTTTAAAAGCATCTTAGTGTCTACAAAGCGTGTGTGTTTGCAGTCAGCACTCTTTTTCCATATAGGACAAGAGCAACGTGTCTTCTTGGTATCGGTGTCAACTTCAACCTCAAAGATACCTGCAGCCTGAGCAGAGATGAACAATTGAATGGTCCTCCAAGGACTTTCCATACTCATCCCTTTCATATTGCTGATCTCTGATCTACACCAACGATAGGAACTCGTACAAATGCTTCATTAGCAAAACTTGCCATTGCTTCTTTGTACTGTGCTTCCCAATCTTCCAACCGAACATTGGTTGTAACAATGGTAGGCAACGCCTTGTCGTATCTAAGTCTGAGTATCTCATCAAATGATGAGTCGTCGTACTTTGAACCGTATTCTTTTCCTAGGTCGTCTATTACTAGAACCCTAACGTTTAACCAGTCAAATTTAGAACGTCCGTGAAACCCATCAACGATGTAATTCATCTCCCGTTTGTCCTCAAGGTCAGCATCAAATGTCGCCTTTTTACGAGACAAAAACTCAGGGTATGTCATGTAGTAAATAGGGCGAGCATTTAACCCAAAGTCGGATGAGTTCATCCCCAATACCTTTGCTGCTTCAGCATCATTATCAGGTAGTCGACGCAAGAACTCCATAGCCGCAACTACGGCATGAGTTGTTTTGCCAATACCAGGACCGCCATCAAACAAAAGGCCTACACCGTTTATACCAATGTTTCCGATTTGCTTTATGACGTGACCGTTAGCGCAGTCATCAATCCACGTAGTTACTTCTTGAGGGATAGAACCAGCACGATCAATTATGTCCTGAGTACCTAAGCCTAAGAAGCGACGTGGGATATTGGAGTTCTTTAATAACCAGTGTTTCTTCAAAGAAGAAAGTTCATTAATGTTATAAATCTTCGTCGTCCTCAAAATCTTCTGCAAAGTCAAGTTCGTACATACCGCCGTAGCGTAACCCTATGGTTTGAAAAAATGCTCCAATGGTCAACATCACGTCGCCAAAGAATCTTAAGAACCTGTTGTCTGTTCCGTAAACAAGTCGTGACTTCATGCTTTAAACGCCAATTCACCAGTGAATGAAACTGGCTTGCCCTTAACATCTAACGCAGATCCAGCAATCATCTTTACAGACTTGCGAGGGGTAAGTGCTTGCACTTGGGTCTTTACCCAACGCTTTGCTGCAGATGCGTTTGCCCACGCTGTTGTTACTTGTGCAACCGCGACATTCTCTTCATTGATGACTGCAACAAATGCAAGCCATGCTCCACCCTTTTCAGGATTCTTATTTAGATTTACTACAAACTTGCGTGATTCTTTTTTAGCCATTTGCTTTCTCCTTAAGTTGTCGTTCGTATCGTTCTAGTTGTGCTCTACCAGATAAAGAATTCTGGAACACACGCCCATCGCTGGCTACGAGTGTCCCCATCTTAACCACAGTTTCTGCAGGAGCGTTAACTTTGCCTAACCCTAAGTTTTCTCGTGCTTGGTTCATCTTCTTGCCAAAAGAGGCTAGGTAAAGTTTGTAAAGGAACGGTGCTTCATCGCCAATGTTCCTAAAGTTATTCTCATCCGTCATAAACAAACGGAGAAGTTCTAACTCAATTAAGGCTGTGGTTTGGTATTGCTTGCGAAATTTACTAAGTGCTCCCGACAGTTGTCGCACGTTGACGGTGCCTGGGAGTAACGGGTAGCGTTTACCAACTCGATATGAGAATTCAGCAGCGACGTCCATTGCAGTCCACTCATGCTCTGGTCGCTTGCCCCTAGTCCTAGGATCGGATTTTCTGATCTTAGGGCTTTCCGCATCTCTGGGTTCAACCAGCCCAAAGCCAGCGAGACTATCTCCATCATCTTCCCATTTTCTCATAGGTACCTTTATCTCTTTCATTGAAACACCTTCGGTGTTTCTAATATCTTTTAATTGATTACTATCTTGATCATTAGGTACTAATGGCTTATTGACTATTATGCTACGTGACCTATAGTCATGTGAGGTGCGGACATTTGAAGCCCAAATGTCTTGGGCTTCTACAGGCCCAGATGTGACTTGTGGGCCTAGAATGTCCACAATGTCCTTGCCCCGATAGCCATTAGCCCTCTTGGTCTTGGTTCTGCGAACGAAGCCTGCCTTTTCTAGGGCTGCAAGGCCTCTACGAACCGTCTTCTCAGTCACTCTGCCACTCGCTATACCAAGTGCCTCTGCTGACGCCTCTACACGGCCTTCAGAGCCCGCTAAATGGCAAAGTGTGGCAAGCAGACGGAACTGAAAATCGGTTAGGTCGGCAGAATAGGCTTCTAAGGGGACTTTCACAGGTCATCGTCCTCAAATGGGGAAATGTTCTTGTTCTCCTCATCCTCTCGGATTCTCTCGGCTATTGTCTCTGTCAATACCTCTAGGACCGACATCGTTATGTATTCAGTCATGTTTTCCACAAAGACTCTTAGGCTATCCATCATTGCTTCTTGGATATCCTCAACCTCATCTTCAGAGTAATCGATCTCGATTACATCGAGCCCTTCAAAAATGTTCCACGTCTCTAACCCATAATCTTCCAGAGCATGTAGAGCAACGTGAGCCTCTGTACTGTCATCCCAAACAATGCCCAAGATATCCTCTGTCTGGATGTGCCTCATAATTTCTCGGTTTGGATCAACGCAGTTTGTTATGTCCTCAGCCACTACCGCTATGTCTTCGATAGATGCTGACTCTGCTAAAAAGAAATGAAGTTTATGACCAGACTCAAAGACCGCTTTAATAGCGCTTTTAGCAAATGCACCGTACTCAATTATAGGGAGTAGAACAGTTACTCCAGGATGTTTTACTAGTAACTTAGAGAGTCCTTCATACACATCTGCATCGGCATCAAAACTTAATACAGCAAGTTGCTTCATTGTTCCTACAATCTTGGGAGTCGTTGTGTCTGTACTACAGTGGGTTTATTCAACCACATACCTATAACTAGTGATACAAGTGTTGTTGCTGGAACGAGAACAAAGAAAGAATAGTTAATTTGGATTTGCGAAAATAATCCAAGAAAACTTAATGGCATTGCAAGGTATTTGTTAAAGGCTTGCTTTAAATCGAAGCCATTAAATAACATATCTAGGAACTCAATTACGTAAGTAACTGCAACTCCTGTGAGTAAAACGGTTAATAGTAGGTCAGTCATGACCCAGATCCTACACCGTTAAGTTGGTGTACTCCAACCCATCGTATGTACGAAGTCGCCAGAAGGTGTTCTGAGGAATCCAATCGCGTAGAGTTTTAGCCAATCGAGGAGACTTGCTTGGCTTGTTTGGGTATAGATGAGTGTAAGAGTTATCTTCAGTGCTTTCCCATACTGCACCAAAGGTAGACGGCAAACTTCCATCAAAGTAATCCGTGGCCTTTGTGGAACGCTCAAACTGTACGCAGTCTATGTAAAAGATTCCAGTTCCACCATTAATGCTAACGGCATAATACGCAACGTCTGATTCCCCAATTGCATCAATCAGATCTGTAACCGATACTCTTGTCCAGTCAGCACTAGTATCAAACTCAACTGTTTCAATATGACCTGTGCTTATATTGCTTGAGTCTTTTCCTTCAAATGTAATTGAAAAAGGTGCTGTGCTTTTTACGTAAGATGAGAATGTGTAGTAATTACCAAATGTAACAGGGATGTCGTCTGCTGTAATAGACCAAGATCCTGTAGCAGTTATTTTTGCACTCTTAACCCCAGAGTAAGCCGCCGTCGAAACGTCTACGTCTTGTGCAGCAGTTGCCGATCCTGACAATGTCCAACCATCAGTAACGTTTGTTTCAAAAGACGGGTTAACAATGTAGTTTGTATTAGTTGGATTTAAAAAGATGTCTACTGCACGTGCTTCGTCGTAAGCAACGGTGTCGCTTAATTGCATACAAACTTGATCTATGTAATATTGACCATCAGCGCTAGAGGAAATCTGAAGAACCGCATAAACCGCATTTGATGGAGCAGTTGCAATAACACTTGCTGTTTTCCAAGTATTATTAGCAGAAACTGTCGACCCGTTATCTGCGCTAATAAATGTACCAGTACCGTCATACCAGTCTATGGATATGAAAACATTGCCGTCACTTGGTGGTGACTTTACTTTACAGGAAGCAACGTACTCGGTGTCAGCAATAACTGGAACACCTTTTGTTATTGGGTTATCAGCACCCAAGATCATAGAAAAAGCATCTGTAGCAGTTACCTTACAAGTATAAGCGTTATCAATTACATTATCGCCAGTTGCAGGTACTTGTTCTTCGCTTGCTTCAGCAGTAGCGTTTTCAAAAACCCAATTACCAGTTGAGTTGTAGAAGGTAGAGTCTTGAACACTTAACAATAGGTTTTCTGAAACAGTTATATCTGGCGCAAAACCTGTTACAGATTCGGCGTAAGTTTCTAACCCAACTTTAGTTCCTTTATGACTGTACATATAAAGGGCTTCACGTATTAATCTTTTCTGGTTTTTTGTTGGAAGTCCAGGTTCTGCTGATAACCCTACGTTGCCTCGTTCAGCATACAACAGTGAAACAGGTGTTTCATATCCAGTGTGTCTAGGGCGCAGTAAATCCAACAACGTGTAAAACTCATCTACAGTAAAAGAAAACCCATAAAGAAAGTCATAAATTGCCGAAGACTCATCAACTGCTCCAAGAGGTCCTTGTTCTTTGCTGGTAAAAACACGTGGAATCATTCCTAACAAACTTGTTTGCACTCCATGATCTGACGGCACAATTGCCGATATTGATCCAGCACTAACCCAAAATTTGTCATCAGTAAACAAAAACACTCTGTAATAAACCTGACGTCCTGGAACAAGAGGGACATCTGTCGGGTTGTCTTCTCCATCTGTAAATGAAGAGGTAGAAACAGAACCAGACTCCGCAAATTCGTCAAGGATTATGACACCATCTTCAGCAGTCTCTGGGAATCCTGCTTGATTTCGAACTAATCTAAATCGCGTAAAACCACCTGTAGGGGACTGCCAGGATATTGTTACTTTTCTAAAATCAGTAGATACAACTGAGGACACCAAAACCGACATTGGAGCAACAGAAAAACGCAATCGTGGTGTAGCGCCGTATTTAGATGCGCCGTAATAATTTACTCCATATTTAGCCATTGGCTATTGCTCCTTAACAACCAGCGAGTAAGAACGAACTGATTGTCTCTCCGCCCTGTGCAACTGCAGACCAAGATGCTGTAGACCCATCTGTAGTCAAATACTTTCCATCGTTACCAGATTGTGATGGCAACCCATCAAAAGTTGACCAAGAAGTATCGTAGTCATCACCAGATGCTTTTACTAATACCTGTCCCTCTGTTCCACCAGATGGTAAACGTTCTGAATAAACTGCGTTTAATCCGTACTCAATATTTGCAAGACGATCTTTCAAACTATCCCAGTTGGTGGTAATTTGATCAAAAGAACCGATCCACCCAGAGCCAGTCTTAATATAGGTTCCAAGATTTGACTGTATAGACGCAACTTCTTCTTGGAGCGTGTTTACATGCTCGGCAAGAACGGTGTCAGTAAAGTCTACTTTTGTTGAAAAGGACTTAACCGATATTGGATATGATGCTGTCACTTATTTTCCTCTCAGACCTAACGGTCTATTTTCTCTGGTTTGCCCCCGATTTACCTGCTGAACTATCAATGGGTATGAGCCTGTCCTTCTAAAGTTGATACCTTACCTTCCAGGGTAGTTACTTTAGTTTCTAGGGTCTTTATCTTATTTGCCAGAGCAACCAAAGTAGCCGTTAGGTCTACATCCGTTGTTCCATCAGAATTCTTTATTAAGATAATGTGTGCCGATAAACCTGTAAGAGAAGTCTTGTTATCCAATGGCTTAATAAACACCTTTTTGTTTTTGCCTTGGTTCTTACCAAAAGAACCAGACCACGCTGGATAGTCTGGATCACCACCAATAAAGGTAACCCAAACACCTTGGCCAACAACAGGAACATCAGTATTAATACTTGATGGCTCCATAGGCCAAGCCCACTCAGTTACTTCGGTTCCTGAAATTTGAGGAACCGAAACTTTAAGACGACGTTGTTTATTTGGATCTTTAGTGTCCTTTACAACACCTCTATAGATTCCATAAAGACGTTTTACTGGATCCATTACATCTCGCTAAGGCTTAAGTTATCTTCTGTAAATCGGAAGATTTCTCCTGGACCACCAGTTAGTGTGTTTAGTCCAGTATCCCCTTCTTCGTGAAGTGCAGTAACTTTAACTGTTTGAATACCAGGAGCCTGTTGCAAAACAAACTCGATGTCTTGAGGATATATGGTGTCTTGAAACTTAACGCCAGTGTAACCAAATCCAGTAAGAAGAGCGTCTTTAATATTTAACTCTACCTCTGCTACGGTATACTGCTCTAACTTTGTATATTGAATGTTTGCAACAACATCAACATAAGTTGGAGGCTGGACTGTAACGGTTGTTCCAATCAATACTTTGTTAGAAAGAAAGTCTTCAAGGTTTGCTTTCAAACGAATATACTCAGCAGTTGGATCACCAAGGTCGTCTAGACCTGGTGCTGGGTCTGTGTCAATTGCAGTACGGCTTGGAGCAATG